GTGCAAGGTGTATCAATGGTATTTTCCATACTTTTTCTTATTGATATTTTTATAGGCCTAAGAAAAGTTTTATATAACACATTGATACACCTTGTCATTAGTGGCCTTAATTCATAAAATCCTCGTCTGCACCAGTGTCCTCACGTAAACGCAGACCCTTAAAGTAACGCTTTCTGCTCACGGTGATTCGCTCAAAGCCAGCCTTCTCCAGAGCAAAGTAGAAGTCAGCCGTACTGCGCACATACTCGTTGCAGTCCAGAGAATAGTTGCGGTAGGCCTGATAAAGAGAAGAGGAGCTTTCTTTATAGGACGGGTCGACCTCACATTTGTCTGCAAGGAAGTGACCGAACCAGTCGTTCTGGCTGCGGTATTCATCTATGGCATTTTGCACGCAATCCGGCACGGGAATCTGGTAATCAGACTCGATGACCTTCTTGGCACCTTCGATGACCCACGCCAAAATGCTGCCACCAGCGTTGTCGTAAAGGTACTCGCTATAATTCTTGATGTCGCTGCTGCCGGTAATCTTGGCATTGAATGGGATGACGATGAGTCGTCTCCAGATGCCATCATCGGATGCAGAAACACGAAGCAGATGGTTGGTGTAAAGCACCAGAGTGTGGCAGGGCTTGAAGGAGAACGGGTCCTTATATTTCTTCTCTGCAAAGACATCATCGGTGGAGCAGAGCTGCTTGACGGTGGAATCGTTCAGACGAGCACCTTCCTGCATCTCGGCAGCAATGAGGAGTCTTTTACCTTTGACCTCCGCCATTTCTGGTTTGATGTTTCTACGGCATCCAACAGTGAGTGTATCTGCAGAAATGTTACCGGAGTAAAGACCAAGCACTCTGGAGATAGCATTCCAGAAGGTGGACTTACCATTGCGTCCATCACCGTAGGCGATGATAAGTGCCTCCACGTAAACCTTGCCGATGGCGGCCAGACCACAAATCATCTGAACGTAATCGATGAGTTCCTGATTGCCCTGAAAGATGAGGTCAAGGCAGTCCAGCCAAATCTGCTGTCCCTTGTAGTTCGGTGACACCGATGTGATTTTGGTAATGAAATCCTCCGGCAGGTGTTCTCTGGCACCGGCCATTCCTTTACGCAGGTCATAGGTTGCTTCCGGTGTACACATGGCAAAGCAATCGGCATCAAGGTCACGAGGTGAGATTTCCAGCATCGGACGAGACTCCTTAAGCGTAGAAGTAATGTTCTTGGAGTCCCTGCGCTTTACAGCAAACTGCTGATATGCCTTTGCAGCCAGAAATTCCTGATAGGCTTCCAGCTGGTCCTCGTTCATCAGCTGCTCTGCTTTGTTCTTTGTCATGGAATCAAGCAGAGACTGTGCACCGGAGTTTTTCAGCTTATCGAGTGCTTCGAGCATATCGTTACCAGCTTCCTTCAGCTGCCTTCTGGTAAGCTTGTGAGCCACAGCCTGCGCACCCGGTTCGGATTCCTGCCAGTAGTGGTCAGAGTATCGGATAAAGTGAGTGGCTGGAGAATAGCGGAGCTCGCCAGAGAAGTATTTTGCTAACACCTCAGCCTGTCCAACATCGGAGAAGTCTCCCGGTTTGTAACAGGAAGGGTCGTTATATACTTCCGGTGCAATGTAGCCATCCTGCTGGGAGAGTCTTGCATAAAAGCGCTGGGCACTGTGCCAGATGGTAGCAAGCTCGGATGCCTCAAGCGGCGGTACGCATTTAGCGGATTCTTCAATGAATGCCTGATATGCTTTTTCGCTGTCTCCGTATTTTTTGATGACACGACCAGCAAAACGGGACATGGTGGCATTGCGGCTTCCTTCAGGAATAGCAGCGCCGTCGTATTGACCGTCCGGTAAATCTTCATCGAAAAGGTCCTCATCCAAGAACTCAGTCAGATTCATGCGGCCCGGATAGAGAGCGACATCTGCTGTAGTCGTTCCAAAGAAGAATCGTGCGGCATCCAGCGCCTGCGTATCGAAATACGGGAAGATGGAATTGACCAGCTTCTTCATATCGCTGTAAAGAGAGGCATCGGATACATATTCAATTGGGAACAGGACATGGAACTTCGGTCTTGCAGCCTTTCCGTTTTTCTCACGATTGTTGTAGCGACTATAGTGGATAGCAAAGCTGACACCCGGAAAGGCCTGCATGATATCGTCGGGGGTGACCCAGTCATCCGGATTCTCAGAGTGGTCGTTATCGCAATCCACAGGAAGGCAGTCGCTGCCGATAAAGTTATCGCCGTTGCGGTAGCTGTTTTTATATTCGGCGCAGACATAGTCATGGCAGATGGCAGCTTTCAGACTGTCCTCATCTAAAATGACATGCTTATGCGGATAGGAGCAGTTACCGGGATTGCCGGTAACGTCCGCAGAATAAATGGTGAACATTAGTCATACACCTCCTTGGATTCGTCTTCCAGAACCTTGGTGATAAATTTCAAAGCTCGAATCATGGTCTCCAGCTCACAGTCACCACTGAGGCAGACTTCAAAACCGTTACTGCCGTAGCTGGTGGTATAGCTATGAATTTCCATGTCCGTGCAGGCTGCATCCTGAATACGGAAATAGGTGCGGCCACCATGACCGGTGTCACCACCACAATAGCCAGTGGTACCTGCCTCGACCTCTAAAATATTGCAGCTGACGACGTCTCTGCTATAGGTCGTGATTTCGGTTCCGTCTTTTAATATTCTTGAATTTTCTTTTACTTCGTACATGTGTTAAACCTCCTCAAGATTCTCAGTGAAAAAGCGCAGGCGGTAATTCTTCCACTTGGCTCGTTTGATTTCTGCTTCCATGCCGGAAGAGATATGACTTCCAAAAACCCAGACCTCAGAACACTTGCTCATGATGGCATTTCCGAAGAAAAGACCGAGTTCACGTTCCTGCTGGTCAGTGTCATCCAAAAATTGTGGAAACAGCAGGTGTGGTGCGATGGGGATATATCCTTGTTCCACTGCAAAGCGGCTGTAGGCTCTGGCAGCAGCTACGTTCTTTTCGATGTCTCCAGCAAAGGGAGAGCAGATATACACGATTGGTCTGAAAGCACGCAGTGCACGAGTCTCATTTTCGATAGAAGAAAGAGCACCGAAAGCAGTAGGGTCAGGATAGCCTTCGCCGTTATATTTGCTAATCGACATGTCAGGTTCCTCCTTTCCGGATGGACAAAAAAAGGACGCACATCTCTAATATCCATTGGAGATGAACGCCTCATTTTGATGAAAAACAGAAATGAAATTTTCTATCTCCACTACTAAATGGAGATGAGTTTGCCGTTTGGCCGAAAAAAATCTAATCTTTTTTATAAAAAGGTGTCGCATAGCCATCAGCTCTTAAAAGTAGTCCCTTGGCCCAAGGTGGAGTACGACCCATTTGTTCACAGACTGCATCCAAGGACATGCGATGGTCCGCTTCAATGACCACTTCATCGTGAATGTGCATGACGATGGAGCAGCAGCGGAGTGTCTGCATGGCATAGCAGAGAATATCACGGGCCGTTGCCTGCACGATGTTCTCGACAAATTTCGGGCCATAGGAATCGAGGCGTTCCCACTTCTTGGTGCCACCGACACCTTCATAGGTGATGCACTGACCGCCGAACTTATTCGTTCCAATCTTCGGTTTCACATATGCGAGCTTTCTTCCCGATGGGAGAGTGATAAAGAGCATGCCACTTCTGCAGGAGAAGGTCAGACCATATTCGGAAGTGGTGTGCTTGAACTTTACGGCCTCCATGACAGCTCGGTCCACATCCCACCAGAATTTGACGATGTTTGGATTAGACTGCCTCCATGCATCGACCAGTGGAGGAAGCTCCTCTTCAGTGAGACCCATATCCAGAGCACCCATTGCTTTTAAGGCACCGACTGAGCCTCCGTAGCCAAGGGCAAGCTCAGCGATTTTGCCTTTTTGTCTCAGGTGGCCATTGATGCCATGCTTTTCAACAGGGACTTTGAACATCTGGCTGGCAGAGGCACAGTAGATATCTCCGCCTTTAGCAAAGACCTCTTGACGCCACTTCTCACCGGCAAACCATGCGATGACACGGGCTTCGATAGCAGAAAAGTCAGCCACCAGAAACTGAGTGCCTTCTCTGGGAATGAAAGCAGTACGGATAAGCTGGGAAAGTGTATCCGGCACATCTTCGTAGAGAAGCTCCACAGCTTCAAAGTTACCTGAGCGCACCAGAGAGCGAGCCTCTGCAAGGTCCGAAAGATGGTTTTGCGGTAGGTTCTGCAGCTGGATATTACGACCGGAGAATCTGCCGGTTCGATTGGCACCATAAAACTGGAACATGCCACGGGCACGACCATCAGCGCAAACGGTTTTTTCCATCGCCTGATATTTGCGGACAGATGACTTGGCCAGCTGCTGCCTTAAGGTGAGAACCTGCGAGAGCTTCGGAGGAGCAGACTTTAGGAGCTCTGCTACAGCCTTCTTGCCAAGGGTATCTGTTTCCAAACCATTGTCAGAAAGCCAGGCCTTCATCTGCTGGACGGAGTTAGGATTCTCCAGCTCCGTGATTTTCTTTATGGTTTCGGTCAGTTCCGTTCTGGAGCGAGTATCCATTTCGATGGCAGCAGCAACAAGCTCCATGTCTAAACGTACACCACGGTCGTTGATTTCTTGGTCCATGTGGTATTCATCCCAGACTTGAACTGGTACCGGAAACTTTGCAAGACGCTGCTGGATACCCATTTCGGTCTCTACATCACGAATATTATATTTTTTGAACATGGCCCATTTGTCGGGAGCATGGAAGGGGCGATTCCTTGTACGCTGCCCATTGGTTTTCGTGGGAGCACAAGGCTGGCAGAAATATTTGATGAGGTCTTTTCCTTCTGAGAGCTTCTGCTTTTCCAGACCCAGAACAGCGCCAACACCTTCCAAGGAGAGTGGGAGTCCCATCGTGGCGACCCATATCATGGAGCAACGCCAGCTTTCCGGTTCCAGATATTCTCCAGTCGGATAACCTAAGAAGCGAGAGAGGCAGATACGTTCAAAGGTGGCATTGAAGGCCCACTTGATGACAGTTTCATCCTCCAAAGCAAGAAGGACCTCTTTCGGAATCTGTTCTCCACAGGCGAGGTCGATAACCTGCACGGGCTGACTGTCTACACCGTAGGCAAAGAGTAAGATTTCAAAATTGGGAGACTCTACATAACGATAGACACCGGTCTTCTGAAGAGGTACATCGCTGTAGGTCTCAATATCAATACTGAGTGTTTTCATGAGATTGTCCTTTCTACAAAACAGGCAGCAGAGAAATCCCTGCCGCCTGCCGTGTTACTGTTTATCTTTATTGGATTTGTATTTATTGATGTCACGGCGGATGTGGCATACCGCATAGCGGATAAGATAGAGAATGATTTTCCCTACGTTATAAATGATGAAGCCATATACCGCTACAAAAAAGGTGTATGCGATGACGTTAGCAATAAATAGATTTAAGATTTCTGCAAATTCATTCATAGATGGTCTCCTTTTGTCGAAAAATATCGATGGCGGCAGTGGGGGCACCGCCATCGGGTTGATAGATTACTTAAAGTCCTTCATGCGCTTCTCATGGTATTCGAGGTCACGCTTGTCCTTTTCCTGTTCACGCTTTTCACGCTTGTGGTCATTGATGATGCTCTGAATGATAGAGACCGCAGTAGCAAGTCCCACACAAGCGAAGCAGCCGATACAGATGTTTACAAGAATCGTACTAATCATGATTGTCTCCATAGTTTGTCACCTCCATTAATC